GATTGGTAGCCCCTTTATAACATTTTTAATACAGAACAACTTAACCATACAACAATATGTTGTACTGTATTGTTACGCGTATAATAAAATAGAATCTTTAAATAAATATGATGAAAAATTCAAATTCAACTGGACAGAAATCCAAGGGCTGCTCCGTAGTGGTTATTTGGCCCTCATAGAAGACTGTGACTTTGAGGAGTGTCGTTTTGACAATCTAAAAAGCACACGTAAAAATAAAATATTTATTAAAAGCCTTGTTGATAGCTTTGATGATGCTAAGTCTGAGATGCTTTTATCTGAAGATGAAGATGTTGAAACAATAGCATTAGACGCATATGAACAAGACTTTCAAGTATTTTGTGATACATATCCTCGTAAAGTATTACGTCACAACGGTAAAGAATCTTATTTACGTGAGAATAGAAAACTATGTAAAGATGAGTATGTAAAATTACTCCGATCTGGTAGAGTATCTACCACTGATTTACAAAGAGCTGTGTCTCACTATATAGATACAAAAAATAAACGTGGTGATCTATGCTGGATTAAAACTATGCTTAATTTTCTTAAACAGGAGATATGGGCAGATGTTATAGATGATATAAATAATAATGAACCTGAAAATAGAATTAATTATGGAGGCAGAATGGTCTAACTCGATGGAGTATACACATATTAGACAAGCTAGCGATGAAGCTTTAGATTATATTGAAAAACGTAGACAAGGTCTAGAACAGTCTCTTGAGACTAGGTGGGATAAATTTAACAAAGTTACTATGAGTGGTTTAGATTGGAATACAATTGTAACTATAGGTGGTATGTCTGGTTCTGGTAAGTCTGCTATTGCAAACGAACTAGAGACTAGTCTGTTTGATAGAAATCCTAATGAGAATTTTGCTGTATTATCGTTTAATTTCGAGATGCTAGCATTAAAGCAGGTTGGTCGTAAGATTAGTTCTAAACTTGATAAGACTGTATCTGAGCTGTATTCAGCTGAAAACAATCTATCTGATGATGATTACAATCTTGTAAAAGATAGAGCTGATAGTATTGCTGATAACTATGATATATTTTACGTAGATAGTCCTGGTACTGTAGAGCAAGTCTACGATACTGTTATGAAATTTCATACAGAACAAATAAAGAAACATGGTGATGACTTTGGTGTTGTTATTTTTCTTGACCACACACTGTTGACTAAGGGTCGACAACGTGAGTCAGAACGTGAACTCTTATCTAGATTATATAAGATGTTTATGTTTGTTAAGAAGAAAATAAAATGTATCTTTGTGGCACTCAGTCAGTTAAACCGTGAGATAGAGTCTGCGGATCGTTTATCAAATCCTATGCTTCATTATCCTATGAAGAAAGATATTTTCGGGAGCGATGCAGTCTTTCATGGTTCTGACTATGTAATGATTTCTCATAAACCTTATATGTTAAATATGCAGACTTACGGTCCTAACAACTTACCTATTGTCAACCCTTTAAATAGTAAGCAAGCCATGATATACTGGCATCTTATTAAAAACCGTGATGGCGAGTCAGGTGTTGTTCTAAGTATGACTGACAATTTACAATATAGTAGAGTAGATGAGTATTATGAACCTGGAAAACTCCAATTTAATATATCTTAATGAAATTAATTAATAACCCTAATATTATAGTAGTATGGCCCAAGAAATTTTAATTATTGGCGAAAGTGGTACTGGTAAATCCACGAGTCTAGAACACCTAGACCCAAATTCTACCTTTATTATTAATGTGGGTAAGAAACCTATGCCTTTTAGAGGTTGGAAAAATTCTTATGCTACATTATCTAAAGATAATCCTCAAGGTAATTATATAGAGACAGACGATGCTGGAGCTATAGTTAAAACTATGAAACATGTTTCTGATAACATGCCTCATATTAAAACTGTAGTTGTAGATGACTTTCAATATGTAATGGCTAACGAGTACATGCGTAGAGCTAACGAACGTGGCTTTGATAAGTTCACTGACATTGGTTTACATGCATGGGAGATTGCAACAGGTGGTAAAAATATGAGAGATGATATATCTTTTATTATGATTGGCCACGCAGAGCAATCTACTGACCTGAATGGTAATAGACGTCTTAAGTTCAAGACTGTCGGTAAACTTGTTGACAATGTAATTACAATGGAAGGCATGTTTACTGTTGTTTTGTTTACTGCTGTGTCTACAAGCCCTGAGGGTAACCGTGAATACAAATTTATTACACAATCTGATGGTACTACAACTGCCAAAAGTCCACGTGATATGTTTGAATTTAAAATTGATAATGACATTAAAACTGTCATAGAAAAAGTAAATGAATATTATAACTAAATTAAATTATGAGATTAGTAGGTAAAAAAGTAGAAAGACTAAATTCCTATGGTGATAATCTAATTATCAGCGTTAAAAGCGCTGGTGTGTTTAAATTATCTCCTGCACTTATTTCTCGACTAGGTATTGCAAAAGGCGATAACCGAGTTGGGTTTGCGTATCCTGAAAATGACAGCGAGTCTCTCGCTATCTACAAAGCTGTAGATGGTGATGGCGTAGCAGTTAACACACAAGGTTACATTAAAAACGTTCCTCACAACAGAGATGTGAGATCTACACTCGATCTTCCAACATTGGGAGACCACGATGTGTATGTAAATGAATTGTTTGAGACATTTGATGAGTTTCCTGATTACAAATTCTTTGTAATAGAAGGGACTGATTCAGAAATGCCTGAAACAGAAGCTGTAATAGCTGATACAATTGAGATTGAAGTTCCTACGGGAGCTATCGAGCCTAATATTGTAGAAGATACTACATTCGAGAATCTACCTACAGAAGACACAACTTCTGACACGGTAGAAAGTAAAGTAAATGAAGAAAAAGAAGACGAAGATTTTGACTTCTTTGGTTAATTAATTAATTATTATTTTATATTATTATGTACAACATTAATTCAGATTTGAAAGTACAAGAAAGTACTAGAACAACAAGTATTCCTGTAGGAATCCAAGATGACTGCACAATGACATCTGTAGAAAAAAAGACTGCTAGCAATGGTAGTGTTTATCTAGAGTTTGCATTTGAAGATGCTAGTGGTAACACACTTAAGCACACAGAGTGGGACATTGATCCTGAAAGAATTACACCTAAGCCAGGAGAGACTACTCAAGAGGCTGTATCACGTAGAGTTAATTCTATGTTGATGCGTGTAAAGCATATCTGTACTAAATTTGTTCCTGAAAACTTATTCCAAGTTCAAGGTAACTCTTTTGGTGAGCTATGTGATGGCGTTATTCGTTCATTAGGAACTACTTATGCTGGTAAGAAAGTAAGACTAAAAGTTGTTTACAACTGGAAAGACTACTCTTCTTTACCTAACTTTTGTCCTTTTATCGAGGATATGCAACTGTCTCCTGAGACTAAACTGCGTATTACTCAGTATGATAAAATGGAAAAGAGTGCACAAGAAGCAACTGCTCAAGCTGCAACATCTGATAGCTCAGATTTGCCATTTTAATTAGTTTATGAAGTACGACCTAGGTAAGATACAAGCTTATGTAGGGGAACTTGATAAAGAAAATGTTTTGAACATAGTCAGCCAAGATGATGTCTTACGATATTATCTTGGTTTTGACTACGTTCCTAACAAACTTTATCTTAGTCCTTTACGAGAAGAGAGAAATCCTTCTTTTGCTTTATATTATACTTCCTCGGGTGAACCTAGATTTAAAGATTTTAATGGTTCACAAGGTACTTGCTTCGATCTTGTTATGTTATTACACAATGCAGACTTTTATGAAGCGCTGCAGATAATTAATAGAGACATGAGACTCGGTCTTGGTAATAGTTTAGAAGCTGTTACTATTGGTGGACCTGTGACTTTTGAATCTTTTAAAAGTAAAATAAACAAAGAAAAATCTTCATCATTAATACAATTTAAACCTCAACTCTTTACAAAAATAGATTTAGAATATTGGAAAAGATATAATATAACTGAGACTATACTTAAAAAGTATAATGTTTTTAGTTGTAAGTATGTTTTTCTAAATAAAAGTCTTATATTTACATATGATGTAGTTAACCCTGTATATGCCTATAAGTTTGATAACAATGCTGTAAAAATTTACAGACCCTTATCAGATAAAGGTAATTACAAATGGATGAGCAACGCAAAAAGCGAGTTAATTCAAGGTTACAATCAGCTAGAGTATAGACAGAGAACTTTGATTATTACAAAGTCTCTGAAAGATGTTATGTGTTTGGAATCTGTCGGGTATGAGTCAATTGCGCCTCAAGCCGAGACTAACAAAATGCCCGAACAATTGGTAGTGAAACTGAAGAGTGAGTATAGTAGATTTATTATCTTATTTGATAATGACGATGCTGGAAAACACGGAGCAGAATTTACTGCTTCACAGTTCGGTGAACAGAGTGAGATTGTATTTATTCCTGACAATTTCAAATGCAAAGACATTAGTGACCTCATGGAGTGTCACGGCAGAGAGATTGTAGTATCATTTTTAAATGATATAATATGAACAATGTATGGAAAGTAGTAATTCCTAATTATGAAGATAAAGTTGCAATAAGCTCTCGTAGAAGAGCTAAGTATTACAAAAAAGGAGACGTATCCTTAGATTCTTTAAGTAACAAAATCCGTAAAAATTTAAAATCAGGTCACTATTACTGGGACAAAAAGAACTTTTTGGTTGATTATTCAGGCAATAGAGTTCTTGCTAATCCTTTAGTAGCTGGCAAACCTAAATACTGGACTATTAATGGCCAACGTATGTACGATGGTACATTACATTATGCTGTACGTTCTAAAGTAGCACGTAAAATGCATGAGTATTTAGAAGAGTATGTCAAAGATTTACCTGAAATTAAATTAAGCGAAGGAGAATACTTAAGAGTTTGGATAGATATGTATAAGCCAATTCAAAAACCCTTTTGGGATTGCGATAACCAATGGCCCTGGACTAAATGGTTTTTAGACACTTGTGTAGATATGGGTAAAATACCCACTGATAGCATAGAGTGTATTAGAAGCTCTGGTCAAATTACATATATAGAATCCGATGTTAAAAAATTAGTATTTAATATTCAAATAATTAGACAGTGACACCAAAAACATTACAGGACCACAGATTAAGTCATTCTTCATTGAGTAAACTTGACTATAGTCCTTTTCAGTATAAAATGCACATTATTTCCCCACAGAAAGAAAACACTTCTTTCTTTAGAAAGGGTGCTGCATTTGACACATTATTAACTGAGCCAAACGAGTTCCTAAATAGGTACGCGGTTGCTCAGACTCCTCCTCCTAGTGGCATGATGGGTGAATTT